AGAACTTCAGTTGTTTTACCAAGATTAAATCCTTTGTTATCGTCAGTAAGACGAGATGGAGGTAAGTTTAAACTGTTGTATAATTTCTTTTTAAAATATTCAACGTCTTTTAATTCACCTAAGTTCTGACCACCTGGCAATGTAGTGATCTCTGTTCCTCTGCCACCTTCTCTACGTGGTAACCAGAAGTCCTCAAGCATACTCATATGCTTTTTGTCGTCACGGATCTCACCAGTAGATGCATCGTAAACTAACTTGTTACGATAACGTGCCATTACATCACGCAAGTATTGTTCTGCTTTTACCTTTGGTAGATTTCCTACATCAATGTAGAATATTCTACGCTCAGGAGCACGTGACAATCTATAGATGACAAGAGCATCTTCAATCATGCGGAGCTGATTAAGAGACTTAATCGCCTTGTGCATAAAACTAAGATGCATTCTTTTGTTTAAATCTTGTAGTCCAGAAGAACAGAAAGCAATTGAATCAACTGCCATCTTAATTCCTTGTGAGTTAGACATATCTCCCACAGGACCCATCGCACCACCCCTTAAATATCCTCTTGGGTTGTACAAATAATAATCAATGTAGTTACCCCATTCATGTTCTAGAGCACTTCCTTGAACTACTCTCTTGATCTGAGGATCCATTCCATTACCCATCTTGCCAAGTTTCTGTCTTACCTTACGCATTTTCATTGCGTCTACGTAACGTAATTCAGTGATACCTTGCTTTGGATTATCTAAATCTACTACTTTATGATAAAAAATCCGTCCGTCAATATACCACGAACGAATAATTTCATGAGCACGATTATCAAAATTCATTAATCTTTTGATAAAATCAAACTCATCTCTTACTTTCTTTTTAACTCCTGCACCGATATCTAGATTTTCTAGATTAATATCAACGCATGTATCGTTGTTGTCAGAAACAACAAACTCATTCACTATCTCGTCAACAGCAGAATCCACCTCTGGATGAAGAGCCATATCCCTATATCTACGGATAAGTTCGTATTCATTCCTTGCGGTGGCATCTGTGTCTACGTATGTTCCAAAATAACCGCCAGCTGCAATTGAGACAGGTTCATCAGCGAGAGGAGGTACTGGTGATTGACCTTTCTTTTCTGTCTTGCGGTTTATTTGAAAGCCAAATAATTGACCCATTACTAATTAAACTAAGTGTTTCCTACTGTTATTTATAGGATAGAAATTCCGCTATCTCCAGCAGTTGTATCACTATCGTCTCCAACAGTCCAGTAAGAATACTGAAATTCAACTGAGAATTCTTCTATCTGATCATTACTATCATAAGCAAGATCAATTGCGGAAGTACTGATTGGGAATCCATACCATAACTTATATGATCTTAATTCTTTACCAGCTGGTGAGTTATCTTTCTCAAGTTGTTTAATTACAATTGAGCGACCATACGCTGTAGGGTCTGTAATATCACCTGTGTTTGCTTTATGTGTATTGATCTGGTTCAACCATTGCTCAAAATAAGCACGAGACTTCATCTCTTTATCATTGATGAATGTTGCTGACCAGTTATCAAATGTTCTGTCTCCAGCAATCTTAACTGTTCTTCCTCTGAATGGAACTTCAATAACACCAATGTTTGATGCTGGAAGGGCAGCAGACTTACACATGTATGAAACTAGAGTTTGATCAGCCTCAACTGTACCAGGGAACGTAATGTCCACCTGAAACATATTAGGTCTGACACCCTGTTTAACCTGTGTTAGAAAATTTGATACGTTGCTTGTAATTGCCATTGTTTTAAATGTCCTCTTCTTATATATTTAACGAATTAGCGTCCAATGACTTCACTGAACGATACACCAGTTCTAGTAGCAGTAAATGTTACTGTTACATAGTTGATGGAACGAGCAGGTTTGATGAACAGTTCCGCAACAAATTCATTACGGTCAATAACCGCTGCTGTATTGTTTGATGTGTCACATACAACTAGGAAGTCAGTGATACCCTGTTGTGCAACGATGTCATTCAAATATGAATTAATATTTGAAAGGAATCCAGAACGAGTAACCTCATCATTGAGTTCAAACAGAACACTCTTAGCAAGTGCTTCAACTCTAGACTCAATATTAAGGAATAGACGACGAACATTAATCCTATCAAATGCGGAAGGTGATGCAAGAGCAGTCTTGTCACCAAATAATACAGCACCAGTTCCAGGGAAACTTACAATAGGGTTAATTCTGTTTTGATAGAGTTCGTCTCTATCTGCTTTATTAGGATTGTATGCTAACTTAACTACGTTACGAACTCCACCACGAGATAATCCTGCGGGTGAAATCCAATCAGCAACTGTTGTAGAAGTGTTAACACATAAACCAGCAACGTCACCATTACATGCTACATAACGATACTTGTCGTTAAAACGATCATACATGTACTTGTAACCACTATCTAAAACAGCATATGATGTTGAAGTAATAGTGTTAAAGTAGTTAAGTGTCTTTGTCTTCTGCTGTGCTGAGGTAAGAGCAGATCCACCTGATCCAACTTGGTTACCTTTAAATGCAGAAACAAATGCTACACAATCTTTTCTTGCAGCAGCAATAGCAACTGCTTTCTGTGCCTTAGTTTTAGTATCTGCTTCAGTTCCCATAGATCCACCCATAAGAACAAAGTCAACCTCTGTCTCTTCAGTGTCTAAGAATAAATCATATCCAGCAGTTGCTTCTCCAGCAGTATAAGCGTAGTCATCTGTACCACCACTTAGACCTGTCTCGTTTCCACCTGATAGTTTGAAGTAATCACCAGAAGCAAGAGTAGATGATGCAACACCCCATGCCTTACCACCACCTGAACTGTTTGGTTCAAATAAACTTCCAATATCAGCACCGTGGAAAACAAACTGTGCTTGATCGTTAATAATATCCTTGTAGTAGAGTGAACCACCTTCAGGACTCTTAGCATCAGATATCTTAGAAAGGAAAGTAAATCTTTCTAAAACTGTATTAGCAGCACCTGAGACATCTCCTGTTGTGTCAATAACACCAACATGAACTTCATCATACTTGACACCTCTAGCAGATGCAAAGGTTGAAGTACCAGGACGAGGTCCTATAGCAGATAGTTTCAATCCTGTTGAACCTATAGATGTATTTGTATAAGCATCTATTGCTGCGGATACATTAATATCAGCACCAGCATTACCAGCATTGATAGTTGTTCCTTCTATGTTATCAGAGTCAGAGATTAGAACTGTTGGATCGTCAAGAACAACTGTAAGATCTAATCCACTTATTGCAACTAGTTCAGCGTTCTTAGCAACACCACTTACATTAAATGTAACTGTGTCTCCAGCAGAAGGAGGATTAGATGGTGCAGAAGCAATTGTAATGATCTGGTCAGCACCACGATCAGCTACAACAACCTTTATTCCATTTCCCCATGTTCCAGCAGAACGTGCAGCAAATATCTTAGTGTTACCAACGCCAGATGTCCATGCTGTGTCATTCTTAATAAGAACTCCACCACCGTTACCAGCATTTTGTACTCCACTAGAAGCACGTACTACAGCGAGTCTACCGCCATAACCTAAAAATTCTGAAGCGACCAACCAATCTTCTGCATTAGCTTCTTTGGGTGTACCGAAAACGCTGATGAGTGATTTTTGATCGGCGATGTTTACAATCTGATCAATAGGTCCTTTTTGAAATGAACTAACAATAGCAGCTGTAAGAGCTGAATCTCCAACTATTGTTGCGTTTGTTAGGTCACGTTCTCTAAGAACTACACCAGGCGAGACTTGACTTGCCATGTTTTTCTCCTCTGATAATTCCAATTTATCTCTAATTATTTAGAATTATCAAAGTTTTAGCAATTTAAAAGTCTTGGGGGACTTGAAACACCCCTAGTAATTCCACATGTAATCTACACTAACTTCAGAATTCCCGTATTCCCAAAGGTTTCCCTCACCATCTATAAATGTATCTTCACCTAAACCATCATCAACAAACCCAAAAGGAGCCATGTCTTGCTCTATTTGATTCCTTTGTTCTTCATAAATTCTTCTTCTTACATCCTGATCAGTCATCTCTCTAAAGTAGTCTTGCATGACTAACCAAGAGAAGAGTACCATACACATTACAAGGTCATCATGATAACCATCATCCGCTTCCCATGACTGCTTTCTTTGAATAAATGTTGTAAGTTCTCTTAATATATCAAAGTCTTTGAATGTAAGTTTGTCATCTTCCAATAATGTTTTTAAATTAGAGCAACCTAATTTCTTGACAGTGATACTCATCTTAACACCCAACTGTGTTTTATTACCTGAGAATCCTTGTCCTACTATTTGACCTGCTCTACCTCTCATAGCACACATGAGTACGTTAGGATACTCAAGGTCATAGTTTAATGTTGACGCTATGCTATCTCCTATATCATTTACTTCTACTAGGATATAAGGAAATCTATATTCTTTTGCTACTTCTAGTATTACCGATGGAAACAGTACAGGTTTAATTTCATTATCTCTGTACTTGGCCACGATTTTATACGGTAGTGTGGTAATATCAAACACGATGAAAGCACTGTAGTCGCCACCGATACCTCTGGCAACGTCAACAGTAATAATATATTCGTGACCTTCTTTACCTCTTTCATATACATCAAGTCCTGCATTGCTTTGTATTGGATCCTCAAATGGTATTGCTTGTAGTTTGGATGGTGATATTAAAGTATCAGCAGATCCAAGGAAGTCACATTCAAATTCTTGAGCAAACTGTCTCTTGGAAGTGTTCTTTAATGTCTCCTCTTTCCATTTAGCATCTCTGCCTGGTACTTGTGACCAATGTACTTCATTCGTAACATATCCATTCTTACCATTTCTAGCATCTTCCCACATCTTATAGAAGTGGTTCATACCATTAGGAGTAGATATGATTATGACTTTAGTTGATTTACCAGAAGTAATAGTAGGATAAACCGATGCAAAGAATTGCTCTGCGACGTGGTTAGGGACGAATGCAAACTCGTCAAGGAATAGAATGTTGAAGGACATACCTCTAACTGCACTAGCAGACGTAGAAGCAGCCAATATTTTTGATCCGTTTTCAAGTTCAACATTACCTTTGTTCCATACTAATATTCCATGTTGCATCCACTTCGGTAGATTCTCATATGCTAATTGGAGTCTTCCAAGTAGTTCCCTTGCAGTTGAAGCTTTGTTAGCGAGTATACCAATATTAACACTGTCATTGAAGATAGCGTAATGTAAGAGGTAGGCCACAACAGTAGTACTCTTACCTGTCTGACGAGGGAGTTTTGCAATGTTAAATCTATTTTCATGGAAATCCATTAATATATCTTTTTGAAAATCATACATTGAAAAAGGTACAAGACCTTCATCCAATGAAATAATTTGTATATATTTACACGCAAAGTACAGTGGATCATTCTTACATTTAATCCATTCCTGTACTTGTTTCTTTGTAAATTGTATAGGAGTACCAGCCTTCTTGAGGTTGGGGTTACCTAGATATACGTCATTAGTTACTGGCATTATCCTCCACTCCAATCCCAGTTCCAAGGTAAAATTGCCATGCCAATATAAGGCATAAGTATGTATTCATCCACTAGTATTAGTA